ACTGCATTTTACACGCTTTAGAATTTACTCTAACCAGCGTTGTCGGAATCGTGCTACTTGCATCCAGCAAGTTTCCGCCTTCTACCAAAAATAGACAAGATACCCAAAGTCCTTGTCCTGCGTTATTTATGCGAACTTTGCTGTTAATAAAAGTTATTTCTGCTCTGGAGCCTGAATAACTCGTACCAAGATTAAAGGTTGATGATGAATCAGCATTAACAAATCTTAATAGGCAATTATCAAAGACCAGCTTATCTAAATCAGTATTCGCAAGAGTTATATTTGTCGCGGAAGCACTATTACCGGCCAAAAAAGATAAGCCATATATATATGCCGGCCCTCCAACAATGGTTATATCTACTCCAGATGTCCCGCTGCCGTCAATAGCGCCAGCCGTGGATAACGTCTGTGGAGGTTCATTAACCGAATCATTTGTACATATCCAACGAACACCAGAAGCTAAGGAATATGTTGTATCTGCGGCAATCGTAAAGGTCTCTGCATGTTGATATATAGTATCTCCAGCAGCGGCGAGATCAGTAGCTGTTTTCGGTGCGGTTGCAGCTTTAGCCCATGTATCATATGGGGAGGTATTACTACCTGTAGATTTAACATATAAATTAGCCATTTAATAACTCTTCTAATTCCGCTAATGCTAGTTGATCTTCTAAATCCTCTTTATGTTCATTTAACAATGTTGTAAGATTACTTGTAAGAGATGTTGCATATGTTAAGACATATACCTTATTTAAAGTATCAGTATGCTGTTCAGTAACAAGTTGATCTGCACCTTGATTAATAACACGGAAAATAACACTTGTTAAAGCCATTATACTTCTCCTTGATCAATAAGAGCTTGGTATTTATCCCGTATAGGAGTAAATGTACTCGTAACAAGGGTAGTCCATTGTCCAGCAGTAAGTGATTTACCAAAAGCAGCATTATAACTTAAACGAACATCATTGTTAGTAATATCTCCTGCAGCAACACGATTACTTATCCACCAGATCATTTCTGCATAATCACATTTAGCTACTCTAGCTCCATGTCCAGTACCTAGACTCTCTTGATATTTTTGTTTGGCTCTTGACCAAAATCTAGCAGCTAATTCTGCTTTTGTTTGATGTATAGGATTTAAAGCCATATTAAGGCATCGCTGTATATGTAAGAGCACTACATGCTACAGTATCTCCTGCATTAATTGTTAAACCACCAGATGTAATATTAATATCAGAACCTGAGGTAGAGACAGCGCAATGTACTACTACAGTACCACCAGATGTTTGTAGAGTAGCATTAGCAACAGGAGATGCATTACCTGTAGCATTTGTATCAGAAGTAATAGCGTTAGCTGTAATTACACCTGAAGAAGAAGCTCCAAATCCAGGATTACCCATAGGAAGAGTTGCTACTGCTGTTCCAGGAGTACCTACAGATCCTGATAAACGGAAAACTAAATTAGGATTTGCACCTAAAGTAGAATCAACTAAATCGGCTACCGTATCCCGAAAAGCTGTGGAATGTGTTACTGCCATTATTTACTCTCCAATGTTTTTTGTTCTTCTTTGTTAGATAGTTCTGTTCCTATCATATTATAAATCTCCACCTTTCCTGTATCCTTACGAGTGATTGTTACTGTAAAAGTAAGGACAGCAGGTTGTGTTTGTAAGTTAATCATATATATCCTTTAATATGTATAGGTTGTTCTATCATCCCAAATTTTATCAAATGCATCATCACCATCAGCAAAACGTAATGTAAAACTATCTCCAATATAAGTAAGTTTAGATATTCTCCATACCGCTTGTGTAGGAGATACTAAAAAAGAAGATTCCCCTATATAATGTTCTGTATCTGAATCTCCATCGAAATTCACATTCCGTCTAGTTGGGATAGCAAGTTTAGTCATTTAAAAGATTCATTAATTTCTGTTTACGTTTATTTACTTCTTCTGATTCTATCTTTAAGGAAGCTATAGCTTTAGATAAAGCCTCTTCTCTTTTATTCAACGAATTTGATTGCTTTAGTAAATCTCTTTCTTGTTTATGTAAAGAAGTTTCTAATGCAGATAAAGAAGTTGATTTTTTATTTAGAATATCAGATTGTTCATTGATAAGTTTCTTTTGTTCTTGTGCAAACTTCTCAGCAGAGGCACGAATAACACTAGAAGAGTTATGAGCATTATCTAATTCTTCTTTTGCTTTTTTACGATTACTTGCAATTTCAGAAAGAAATTCTTGAGCATTTTGCAAACCAGCTACAGATTTTATAGCTTCTTCATATTTTTGTGTTGCTTCTGCTAATTCTTGTAATCGTTTTTCAAAAGAATCTGTATTTTTTATTACTGCTAAGACATCAAAAAAGGTATCTAATCCTTTAATAGACATTATTTTCTCCCTTGAATTACAGTTATAGTTGCTGTACCACTTGTAATAGTTGTATTTAATCTTACTGCTCTACAAGGAATTGTAATATTACTAATCTCTGTTGCTGTTCCTGTATCTAATGGAGCAGCTACTGTGGTTGCTGTAGGTGTTACTGCGGGATCATATATATCATCTGAAGTTATTTGGACAGCCCATGTTAAAGAAGCACCACCAGAAACAACAACTTGTATTCCTAGATTAAAATTAGCCTGTGTATAATCGACAGGTATCCATGCTGTAGCACCTGTAGCTGATATTGTAATACTTGTTGGTCTCATTTATTTTCCTAAAAAAAATAGAGGAAGAGTTTTTTTATTCTCTCCCTCTATTGGGTTAATTATAAACTATACCCTTGTGGTGGAATATAATATTCAACTTTAACAATTACAGGTGTAGTTACTGTTGCACTAGCTTTTAAATATACAATCTTATCAGCAGTTAGTTTAGTTCCCACACTTGTACCAGTTGCAGCACCACCGGAAACATATCCAGTAGAGTTAGGAGCAAAAGCACTTAGTAGTTCTACTCCTCCGTTAGTGAAACCAACGTTTACTGTTTGTGTGGTATTAGCTCCTGTACATATAGTATAAATACCAGAAACAACAGCATCTTTAGGAAGACCAAAAGCAGCAAAACCAGTGGAACCATCAGCTACTTCGATAATACCTACTTTTACGTAGGTACAACGAGAAGCTGGACTGATTACAGTTACACCTTGCGGCCCAATGTTAAGAGCAGCCATAATTATGCTCCTAGTGAACCATAAATACCACGAGGATCAGACCAACCAAAAGAATAACGAGCAGTTGCTTTATATTTCGCATTTTCAGTGTCGAAATCATTATCCATTTCAAATTGATCTGCACGACGTTCAAAGTATTTAAGACCTTCTTTAACATCAGTAAGGATAAACCATGCATCAGCATCAGTTAGATAGTGATTAACAACAACTTCACTAAAGATACCTTGATCTTTAAGTACGTTTGGATCATTAAGATCAGTACCAACACGACCTTCTGCACCAAGGATACGTTTCGCCTCGAATTGTTGTTGATAAGGAATAACCAATTTACGTGGTTTTGCAGCAATTAGCAATCCACGATCATCACGAAAACCAGCAATATCAATAACAGATTGTTCAAGAGCAGCTTCTGATAAATCACTAGCAGTAGCAATAATATTAGAAAACGTACCACCTGATACATTTGGATGAGAAGCTGATAAAAGAACTACACCATCACCACCAGTATATCCAGCAGTAGTAGCACGATTATAAATACCAGCACCAATGATTTCCTTAGTTTGACGCAAACTACGTGCTAAAGCTTTCGCTTTTAGAGCACCTATTTTACCATACTGATCATCTTCATAGATTTCACGAGTAATGATAAAACCAAGAGCATATACAACATGGTTGTAACGAGTTGTGAAACCTTGACGTGCTGAATCATAAGTGATTGGAGCACCTTCTGCTTTAACAGAAGCTAAACCAAATGAACTTAAACCAAGATCCTCTTCATAAGCACGATCTGATTTATTGTGTTCAAATAATTTATCCCATTCTGTAGGATAATCATTATATTCTTTGCCATAAATAGCATTAAGACCGGGCCATAATAGTTTGGCAAAGGAGCTTGAAGTAATAACAGACATAATTTATATCTCCTTATACGCCTAGAACGCCGACACTGCCAAAGGCATGGACGTTAGGACGGACTAAAATTCTATTATAAGCACTGGCAACTTCGTTATCAGGGCGTGTAACTAAACCTACAATTTGCAAAGGAAGTGTAGCTGTAACTGCTGGTGCAGTTGTTGAGTAAACATACATAGGTGAAGCACCTGTTAATAGTGGTTGTGTATGTGCGGAAGCACCAATACCTACATTAAGACCTACAGATGCATTAGCAACAGATGCATCAGCTTCTGCTTCATAGATAAGATCTGGTGAGTCAGCAACTAAAACAAACTGTTTAGTTGATGCAGGTCGATATACAGGAGTATCAAGAGCAATTGAACCACTAGATAATGTTCCACCAATAGGATCAAATTTACTATTAATAATACCAACTACAGGGCCAACAACATACCCAGAGGTAATCTGAGCAGAGGCACCTACAATTGCTTCTACCGCAGGATAGAAACTAGTAGCTGCGGAATCGGAAAGTTTTACCAAATCTCCAACAAACACAGGTACTGCTTCTCCTGCTGGTACTTCATAAATGTTACATTGGCCATTGTAAGGTGCCCCTGAAACATGTTTTACGGGTCGAAACCCATTAATTTTAGACGTATTAGCCATAAAATCTCCA